AATACAAAGGAAATAGCATGGCGCATATACCAAGTGAAGGCAAAGGAATTTTGTCTCGTAATCAAAAGAAAGCAAGCGAGAAATCGCCGGATTGGAAAGGGCAGATAAGAGTTAATGGAGAAGATATTAAGCTGGCGGGATGGGTCAAGGATGTGGGTTACGGTCCATTCATTACATTGTCCGTTGATAATTGGAAGCCCGAAGGACAACAAAGCTACCCAAGAGATGTTACCCCTGATGCCGGAGATGTACCCTTTTAAGGAAAATGATTATGAAAAAATTGACTGCGATTGTATTGTTTGTTTTGTTGAGCGCAAATTGTTTTGCAGCCACCAAATGTGAGCCTGACGGACGCGGCGGTATGTGCTGTTGGGATACTAATACTGATGGTCCTTTTAAGCCGATAAGCTGCTAATGCTTTTTTTGACACTTCCGCTCCCTCCTAGCGTAAATTCTTACCGGACTATTTTTAGGGGGAGGATGAACATTACAAAGGCGGGACGGGAGTTCAAGGCGGCTGTTGCAGATTATGTTGTTGAGTACAAAGTTCCCAAACTTGGAGATAGTAAATTGAAAGTAACGATGGTGCTGTTTCCAAGAGACAAGCGCAAGATAGATATTGATAACCGTATCAAAGCAGTCTTAGATGCGCTTGAGGATGCTGGAGTATTTAACAATGATTTTCAGGTTGACCACTTAGAAATCATAAGGGGTGAGCCGGTCAAGAATGGTGGAATCAGAGTATTGATTGAGACCATTGATAAGACCTCCTCAAGCCTGAATGAGAGTCCCTCAGCGGACAGTTAGGACACTTACGGGGCAGAGTATTCGGGCAGCCCCACTAACAAGGATTGATTATGACCACTTTTACAACTGAAGATAGAGAGAACGCAATGACTGAAGAAGTTAAACCAAGACCGCATTTATTTATTGCGACTCCAATGTACGGTGGTATGTGCGCTGGTTTTTATACTCAGAGCATTGTGCTGATGCAAAAGCATTTAAACGAGATTGGCGTTGATGTCACCTTCTCCTTTATGTTCAATGAGTCCTTAATTACTCGCGCCCGTAATGCGTTGGTAAAGGGCTTTCTAGCCAGTAATGCAACTCACTTGATGTTTATTGATGCAGACATTCGTTTTAACCCTGCTCAAATGCCACGCATGATTGAAGTAGATAAGGACATTATTTGCGGTATTTACCCTAAGAAAGAAATCAACTGGGGCAGCGTTAAACAGGCTATGGACAATAATGTTCCTGACGATAACCTCAAGTATTACACCGGTTCTTTTGTCGTGAATCTAGTGGATTATTCAGGTTCAGTAACGGTACCAGTCAATGAGCCAGTAGAAATCTGGAATGGCGGTACAGGCTTTATGTTAATTAAACGAGAAGTCTTTGAGCAGCTTGCAGATAAAGTGCCTTCCTATACCAACAATGTACTGGACTTAGCCGGTACTCTTAAAGCAGATGAGATTAAGGAATACTTTACGACCAGCATTGAGCCAATCAATAACACTTTGCTTTCCGAGGACTATCATTTTTGCAAGCTAGCGCGAGATAACGGCATTAAGGTATGGGCTGCACCTTGGGTCAGCTTAGGACACATGGGTAGCTATTTGTTTGAAGGACAGCTAATTCCTTCGCCATGATGAGAAATCCTAATGCTCCTCATATTAATTTTGAGGAGTTTTCTGGAATGTTGGGAAAAATCATTCCTTCTAACATAGATATGGTGATGGAAAGAAGGGGCTATTTTCTTATTGGAGAATGGAAAAGACCAAACGAAAAGGTTAGCAAAGGTCAAGAGATACTTCTCAAGGCTTTTGCCAAATTAGATAAATTTACCGTTCTAATAATTACCGGAGATACCGATAACGAAATGACTGTGCATAAGTTCTGGAAAATAAATAAATACGGGAATCTTTCTTTGGCTGGCTCCAGCGTTGAGCAGCTAAAAGATTTTATTACCGATTGGTATTTGCTGGCGGACTTGCAGCCGGTTCCCCAAGCACCCAATGATTCATAGTTTCACCTTTAGCCAAATACGCTCATGTAACCAATAGAGCGCTATCTTGGTAAACAGTTCTACAAAAGCAATACTAAAAGCTAGCTGTACATGACCAGTAATAATCCAAGACAAAATGAATGTGTCAAGACTGCCTGTAATCCGCCAAGTAACCGCCTTTAATAGAGACTTGTAGTGTGAATCTATCTGCATCCCCAACGCCTTCTAGCAGCCTTGCCCCGCTCACCCTTCCAGTTCTTAGAGCGAGCGCAAAATGATTTATGTCTTGGTCCTGATTTTGTTGGTGCTTTTAGTTTGCTTCCTGTTGCTCGGTTGTACTTCTTTCTTCCTTTGGCTGTTAATCCTCCGCCTCGAGATACAGATAACTTCTCGCCACGACCAACGGAAAGATTAGTGTCTTTAGCCATTATTTAATTCCTAAATATGAGCGAACTGCATTTAGGGTTTGCAACTGTTCTGGAGTGTACATTTTGGCTGCATCTTGCCATTGATTAAAAGTGTACCCTCTAAACATTTCAGGCAATCCAGTCATCTGCATCCATTGTTCATAAGGTCTGTTTTCACCTAAGTTTTGAGTATGGTACTGATAGCGCTCTTGCATCGCTTTAGGGTCTAATTGACCGGCAAATTGAGCGTAAAGAGCTTTTAATTGTGGGTCAGTATCAACTCCGTAGTGAGAAGCATAATCCCCCAAAATATCTAATGGCGTTGTTTTTGGATTAAATACTTCAATAGCAGTTTGTTTTCCTTTAGCCCACTCAGGCAAATCTCCTCCTTTATAAAACTCCAACATATATTCAGGATTTTGTTGAGGAGAATATTTATAGGCAATGTCTTTTCCAGCAAGATAAGGATATTCTTTTTGAGCCACCTCTAATAGCTTGGCTCCTTTATCGGCGGATATGGTATCCAATACCGATGTATCAATTCCTTGAAGTTCTTGTGGGTCTGCCATTATTTAGCTATATTGCCGCCAACGGGATAAATAGCTCCTGCTGGAGCTTGAGTAAATGCCGTTTCGCCTTGCTGAACATGACCATTGTTCCAAGGGCTTTCCATAATCGGACCATAGCAACTAGCCAGCTTTACACCATTAACCGGTTGAGCTTGGATTTCACAGGGAAAGCTCCACATATTGCTCATGCCCGTTGTAGGTGTTTGTCCTACAGTAAAGGTTCTGACTACTGCGGTAACAGTAGTCCAACTTGGACCTTGTGGATAACTTGTTTGTGGAGGGATGCCAAACAATGACCATACTTTGCCGGGGGCAGAATCGCATGAGCCATTCATTAAATCTAGGTTGGCAACACTATCACCATTAAGGATAGGGCAAACAGCCATACCCTCTTTAAAGACTTTGCCATCAACAGTCATTGTCTTGCCAGTAGGAGTAGTGGCAGATGCCGCGCATAAAGCATATTGACCATGACAAATAGCAATATTGTGTGCAAAAGAACATCCAGCCATCACAATACCTACTAAGAATACAAGTGCTTTTTTCATGCCATATCCTTTAAGAATAGTAATTCTTCAGCTTGTCTGCGTCTGAGTAAGCCAGCCATGTGATGACCAGCAGCCATATCCCATTTTAAAAATTCTTGTGCGGCGCCTTCATAGTCGCCAGCATTTAGTTTTTTAAGCAATGTGGAATTATTAAGATTACCGCATCCACAATTAAAAGCAAAATCAACCAGAGCATCGAACTCATTTTGGGTTACCTCTACATTAAGTCTTGCGTTTACATCTGCTTCTGCTTTTCTAACATCTTCTGCCAAATAGTTTTCAGCTTGCTCTTGAGTAATTGTCATTCCTGAATGTACTTCAGGACCGGTATGCCCGTATCCAATAGTCCAAGGGTCACCACCGGTACCGGGGTCTGGATAAGCAGTAAGCCTAACGCCTTCAAATTGCTCTGTAAGATGTAATCCGTCTCTTGAATATTTCATTACTCATCGCCTCCTATTTTTATACCCGTAATTAATCCAATAAATCCGCCTACAATAGTTTGGAATGCCGGGGTAATGGCTTCAAATATTTTTGTGTTATCTACTTGAGGATTAAAAAGACCCAAAAGTAGCACCCCAACCATAGACAAAAGAATAATAGTAAGAGTGAAAGTAGCCATTAGGGTAACATAAGCGCTTAATTTTTCTTTGTTCATCTGGTCACTTCATCATATTGTTTGTAACAAGCATCTAATGCTGTTCTGATGGTGTCTGCTCTGGCAGCTTCCCCGATAAGAAATTCTGCATCCTCGGCAAAAAGGGTTGTCCCAGTTCCAACTTGTCCATTGACGGATACTTTACTTGCCCTACTGGGGCGGTTCCGCAGCTCGATAAGAGCATTAGCAAGCTGATTGTTAATAGCGTTGATTTGAGCATCTTTGTCCTTTCTAATCTGGTCAGTAGCATCCTGTAGCTGGTGTTCTTTTAATCGTGCATTTGCAACTTCCTCCGCCTTATATTCCTCAAAGACAGTATGTTCATATTTTCCGTAACCTACTCCTGCTAAAGCAATAACAGTAAGACCAGCATAAATATAAAAGCTAATTGGTAATGGAAACATTATTCAATTGGCTCATTTGTTATAAAGCGCAGTACAGCAACAATAATGCCAATAACAATAAGGCAAGCACCGTAATATTGAGGGTCAATGAGGTTTTGAACATTAGAAAAGTTATCAAATAAAGCACCAAAAATCACCAACGCTAAGGAAAACCATATCGTCTTTGACTTATGAACTCTCATTGTTGGCTGTGATGGTTTACTCTGGTGTGTAAATATTAACCACGCTAATATTCTCACCCAATGACTTAGGAGCGTCACCGGCTACTTCAACAACAACTTCAGGAGCAACTATTGGCTCTGGAGCTGGTGTTGGCTCAGGTACATTAGGGACCTCTACTACTGGTATTACATCTTGAATGTCTGCCATGATTTTTCCTTTTTAATTACAAGCCTTCGCCCGGAGTGATATAAATAGAAGCGTTTGTTCCGTCACCAATAACTCTTGCATACACATTTGTATTGGAATTAACTTGCGGACCAGTAATTACTCTGTATCCATAAGGAGGCAATGCAATGACATAGCCCGGAGTTACATCTGGCAACGCCACATTAAAGGTGCTAGTAGAGTTAATCCATACATAAACAGCCGAATTGGTGTCAGCGTTAGCTAGGTAATACTGGTTTGATGGGCTATCAGCAGTAATGGTAAACACATTGGATTGCGTATTAGCAGCTCCTGTAACAGCTACCTTTACCGTTTTTCCCATCGGTTGAAATGCAATGTTATTTGCCATTTAGTACACCTTCTTTTCTTTCGCTCCAGATGGGCTTAATTTTGTACTGTAGGAACCCTCAGCAAAATCAAACATTGAGCGATAACCGCCCTTTGGTAATTCTCCGGGTTTCCATTTAGTCATTCCAGCGCTGCCGTCTCTTGGCAACTGTGGACGGACAGCCGTAGCTATCTGTTGGTTAAACTCATGTTCCCTCTGGTGTGGTCTGCTTTTCATGTTGTTTCCTTTCCTTTGTGTTTATCACAAGATAGCTGAAGATTACAAATATTGCTAGTGTTGCTACGCGGTCCCATTGCGGTCCCCACATCACCCAACACGCTAAAGCGCACGACATTGACAGAGCCAAAATCGTTATGAGCCGGTCTGAGATGACCGTTAATGCTACTTTGATGATAGTGATTGCATCCATGAATATCCCCTATTCGATTAAAGATACTCATATTCTAACCTTACTCATCCTCATCATCAATAGAAAAACCACTTCCCCACTCATCATCGTTCATTTTGAGCTTAATTGCTTCTAGCTTTAATGCCCGGTCTAACACTTTAGTTTTGTCAGTAATGCTTGCTTCAGGGTCAGCCATCACTTGCGTTAGCATAGTTGAGATAGCCTCTTCTAAAGCGTTGTTTATCCCTCTTTGCTTCTTAGCCATTAAAGACCTCCAATGGCTTTGTTTAAGCTGTAACCAGTAACAGCGCTACCCAATCCAATTGCGCCAACCCAAGGCAAGATACCTTTAAGGGCGGTTACGGCTTTTGCTTTATCTACTTCTCTAGCTTTGACATCACGGATTTTGTCTAGCATTTCAATAGTCTCTTCGCGAGTAGCAAGACCTCTTCTCTCTAAGCCTTTGACATAAGTTTCAGCAGCGCTAATACTGCGGTCAGTAGTCGTTGCATAGAATATATCTCTTGAAGATTCGCTTACAAACCGTTGATTTTCCTTAGTTAAATCTGTGAGTTTTTCAGCTTTGCCCTGTGCGCGTTGAGATATTTCTTTAGCGCGTTGAGACAGAGCCTTGGCGCCCGCAGATTTCTCGGCAGCTTTGACCTCATTCGTTGCGAGCGTTTTTGCATATTCTTTTACCTTGGCAGCAACAGCAGGAAACTCTTGTAGGTAAGAACCCTTAGATGAGTTAATCCAAGCATCAACAGCTTCAGCAGTATTTAATT